GCCTCTCAGGTGATAACGCGGCTGCGGGGCGCTGGGAGACTGAGCGAGGAGGAGAGTATTACGCTGTTGGCGTCGATGCTTCGGTCACAGGGCGTCGGGCCGACCTTGGGATTATCGATGATCCCGTTAAAGGACGAGCTGAAGCCGACAGCGCGACGACGCGGCAAAGGGTCTGGGACTGGTACAAAGCCGATTTCTGGCCCCGGCTAAAGCCTGGCGGGCGCATCGTGTTGATCCTGACACGCTGGCATGAGGATGACTTGGCCGGGCGGCTGCTGGCTGAGCAAGCGGTCGGTGGTGAGCAATGGGACGTGCTGGCACTGCCGGCGGAAGCGGGGCAGGATGACCCGCTGGGTCGAGCGCCGGGAGAGTTGCTTTGGCCGGAATGGTTCACGCCTGCAATGTTCGCAGAGGCAAAGCGTGATGTTCGCAATTGGTCTGCGCTGTATCAGCAGCAGCCGACGCCGGATAGTGGCGACTATTTCAAGGCCGATTGGATTCGGTGGTATGATCGGGCGCCGGATATTCGCACCCTTCGCACTTATGGAGCTAGCGATTACGCTGTTACGTCGGCAGGCGGCGATTATACCGTGCATGGGGTTATCGGGGTTGATCCGAACGACGACATTTACTTGCTTGATTGGTGGCGCGATCAGACGGATTCGCAGCAATGGATCGAGGCATTTCTCGACCTGATGGAGCGCTGGCAGCCGCTGATGTGGGCGGAGGAGCAGGGGCAGATCCTGCGGAGCCTCGGGCCGTTCATCGCGAAGCGGCAGATGGAGCGGCGGATTTACGGCTATCGGCGGGCGTTCACATCATCGCACGACAAGGAGACACGGGCGCAGGCGATCCGTGGCCGACTGGCGATGGGGAAGGTGTACTTCCCGCGGCAGTCGTTGTGGGCGACTGATCTGGTCGAGGAGATGTTGCGGTTTCCGGCTGGGCGGAACGATGATCAGGTGGACGTGCTGAGCCTGATTGGGCGGATGCTTGTCAGCTTGGTTCACGGTGACGACATCAAGCACGATGAGCCGATCCGTGGCCTCTCCGAGATGACCTACGGCGAACTGGACAAATGGCAGAAGAAGCGCGACGCTGGGCGCGGTCGGCCGCAGAGGATTTGAGGGGCGTGGTGCGAACGGACAAATTTCCATATGTTCGCAGTCTCCATAGCGCTTTACGGCGCTGGCCGCGAGGGAAGCTGTGCCAGATTAGGGCGATTCATCGGCTGACAAAGATACGGAATAGCCGCACGAGGCGTCGGCTCAAGATTGAGGGAATTGTCAGGCTGAGCCGCACTTGGCGGGGTGTCTATGCGGAATGGATTTGACCGTGAAAGGAAAGCCGCATGAGCGGAGAGAACGGGATGCTGCGCGGCTCGCTGCCGCTGGTGGCGCTGGTGGCGCTGGCGGTGATTGCGATTGCGGTATGGAGCACGGCGCGGGCGCAGTCGTGGCCGCATGGGGTTAGCGACAAGGTGACGACGGCGACGCTCTCGGTGACGAGCGGCAACTGCCTTGGCGTGAACACGCAGCGCAAGACGTTGGCGCTGGACAACATCGCGGGGACGATCAACATCGGGTACTGCGAGACGAGCGCGGCGACGCCGAACACGCCGTGCACGGCGGCGATTGGGACGGCTGGGACGACGACGCTGTTGGCTGGGGCGCTGCACTATTTCGTGCCGGCGCCTGTCAATCAGTTTTGCTTCATCGCGGCGAGTGCGACGCCGAGCCTGACGATCCGGGAGGGGCAATGAGCGAGTTTCGCGACGTGGTGATTGCCGGGCTGCGCCTACGGGGGTGGGGAATCGCACCGGTGGATTGGGGATGACCTTCATCGATCGCCGCCAGCGGTGTCTGCAGTGTGGGAAGGTGCTGACGCGGCGGCGGCATAGTACGATCAGCGGCAAGTTTTGCAGCATGTCGCATAGTTTGACCTTTCTCCGCGAGCGGGGGATTGCTGCCGGGGATTTGGCGCGGCGGCAGCCGGTCGATGGGAGACCGCAGGGGTGTGAGACGGTTGAGGCATGGTTGCTTGCGGGTGGCCGGGTGTACCGGGAGGATGACCCGGCGCTGCGGGCGCGGGGGATTGGGGGATGATTGTGGCCGCTGATACGATCATCACATGCTCTAACGGACACGAAATATGTAAGGTCTTGGTAACGACGCCGTTTGCTTCGACTAAAGTGCTGGGGGAATGCAGGGAAAATCAGAGATTGCCGGCTGACGAGGAGCCGGTGGACACGTCGATATGCGGGATCTGCGGGTCGCCGTGGGCGCGGGCGACGCAGAGGGGTGGAATAGCGGTTCACACGGCGCGCGGGTGGACGGATGGCTGATTTTGGCGGCCAAGAGGGGGGTGGCCCGGAGTATCGCACGGCGGCGGAGGCATGGCGGCATTTTGTGCGCAATGTGCCTGAGGTGGCATCTGACGAGGATGTGGTGTTTTTTGGCGGCATGGCGGCGGGCCTGGCCCTGGCCTATCATTACGGGGTTGCCGATCTGAAGAAAGAGCTTGAAGAGATGATCAGCAATGGCTGACTTCGGCGGCAACTTTGCCCCGATCGAGCGTCGCGAGGACATTGGCGACGACGCGAGCGCTGTGTGCCGGTTTTGGTTGCAGCAGCTCAGGCTGGCCGAGCGCGAGGACCGTAAGTGGGTGAAGACGGGTCGGTTGATTGTCAAGCGGTATCGGGACGAGAGGCGGGACAACCCGTCGCGGAACACGGCTAAGTTCAACATCTTGTGGAGCAACGTCGAGACGCTGAAGCCGATCCTGTATGGGCGTACGCCGAAGCCTGACGTGCAGCGGCGGCACAAGAATGGCGACGAGGCGGCGCTGTTGGGGGCGGAGATTCTTGAGCGGGCGCTGGCGTATGAGGATGATCTCGACGAATTTGACGAGGTGATGCAGAGGGTGGTCGAGGATCGCCTGCTGCCGGGGCGGGGTGTGGCTCGGGTGTTTTACGAGCCGGAGTTTGGCGAGCCGGAGGATGATCCTGACGCGGAGCCTGACGAGGATGGGAAGCAGCCGACGTTCCGGCCGGTCGATAACGAGCGGGCGCCGGTAAGGTATGTGTTTTGGGAGGATTACCGGGAGGCGCCGGCTCGGGTTGATAGCGATGTCTGGTGGAAGGCGTATCGCGCGTACATGACGCGGGATGAGTTGGTCAAGCGGTTCGGCAAGGTGGGGCGGGAGGTAACGCTCGACTACACGCCGAAGGGTCTGGAGGACGATGGCGAGAAGGGGCCGCAAGCGGATGCGTTCAAGAAGGCGCAGGTCTGGGAGATTTGGGACCGGCAGAAGAAGCAGGCTATTTGGGTGGCGCCGTCCTATCCCGAGGGTCCGCTTGACCGGCAGAGTGACCCGCTGGAGTTGCCGGGGTTCTTTCCGAGCCCGCGGTCGCTGAGTGCGACGACGACGAACGAGACGCTGGTGCCGGTGGCCGACTATTCGGAGTATCAGGATCAGGCGCTCGAATTGGACACCCTGACCGGGCGGATCGACAAGCTGACGACGGCGCTGAAGGTCGTCGGCCTGTACGCGGGGGAGAACAAGGCGGAGATATCGCAGTTGTTCACCGATACCGGCGCCGAGAACATGCTCGTTCCGGTCGAGGGGTGGGCGCTGTTTATGGAGAGGGGTGGGTTGCAGAACGCGATCGTCTGGGCTCCGATGGAGCAGATCGCTAAGGTGTTGATTCAGTTGTATGATGCTCGGGATCGGGTGAAGCGGACGCTTTACGAGATCACGGGGATGGCGGATATTTTGCGGGGGGAGACGAACCCGACGGAGACGCTGGGAGCGCAGCAGTTGAAGGCGCAGTTTGCGACGCGGCGGGTGAGCCGGGCGCAGAAACAGGTTGCGCGGTTTGCGCGGGATTTGATGCGGCTGCGAGGCCAGGTGATGGCGCGGCATTTCTCGCCCGAGACCTTGGGGCAGATGAGTGGGTTGCCGGAGCAGTTGCCGGCCATGCCGCCGATGCCACCGATGATGGTTCCGGCGCCGCCGCAGGCGCCACCGATGCAACCTCCCGTCGTCCCCTCGGGAGGTATGCCGCCAGGAGCGCCCTCTCCGGGTGGTGTTGCGCCGGGTAGCGGTGTGGCTGCTGGGGGTAGCCTGCCGCCGCCTGTGCATCCGATGGTTGCGGGAGCAACGCCATGAGCGATACTGGCGTGATCTTGAATACGGCGGCCAATGCGTTCATAAAAATGCGCGCGAGGCGGAATGAAGATAGTCCGGTGAAAGTGTTGGCAGATATTTCATGCATGATGGAAGAAGGTGCCATACCT